TCATCAAGCACTGGCTTGTGAAGTTCTAAATCTAAATGACGAGATTTTAAGTGTTCTTTCAGCATACCCATAGTATACACCCAAAACCATTTATTGTCAATCAGTATTTTCTGGGATTTCTTTAGGGATTTCTGTCAGATACTCATAGTTTGTAGTATCTATATTTTCTCTGAAAACGATAGCACCGTTCTTTAAGTGAAACCTGCGGGCTAAGTTAGTCTTGGGGCTTAATGTCACAAATCTAGTAACGCTAGGATATTGTGCTTTAATTCCCTTCACAGCTTGTATAAGCAATTCTGCACCTTTGCCGCTTTTGTAACTCCAAATGGTATAAAAAATGGCCGTTGTGGGCACTTGAGCAGTTTTCTTCAAATCTTCTAGACCTTCAGGAACAAAGTCATGGAAGCTAACACATACCATTGCTTCTGGATTATGTTCTTCATCAGTTAGTGCAGCAACAACTCTGCCGTCGCTAACTCTAAAATCAGTAGATATTTCAGGACGAACAGGATCGTCTTTGATGAAACTTAATAATGTGTGTGAAAGGTCTGTGATAAATTGAAACATGATACTGCTATTTATATGTATATTATAAAAACACAAATTTTATCCAAAAAAATAGAACCCGAAGGTCCTATTTTAATTTACATATGATTATGCATATATGATTTCAACAAACCCTTCTGCTAGAGTAGGCATTTCAAATCCGTCAATCATGCTACGCACAACATAGTCGGGAATGTTCTTACCAGGACGACTTGCCAAACGCCGAGACAATTCGTCAGGCCCAGGAGTCTTAAACACCACGGCGATATGTTCATAGTTGGGCAACATGCGAAACTTTTTAGCACGACTTTTAACTGTAGTACTTGTTTGGTCCCAAATTAGGGTATGATCATGTTCACGTGCTCTTACAACTTGTTGAATCATTAGATCAATTGCTTCAGGCATGTAATCCGTAAACACTTCGGAATAAGTCTTGCCTTGGAATCTAGCATAATCTTCTACAAACGCATCTGTAGAAACTACTGTTAGTCCTAATGCCCAGTCTTGGTCCTTAATCCAAGTGCTTTTACCTGAGCCTGGTACTCCAATTAATTGATAACACTTTGCCATATTAAGTTTTTCTTTCCCACTCTAATTTCACATTACGCCAGTCATTTGGCTCACTCTTTTCATTAGCATCATAGGTCCATCCAAGAACCTTCATCATCTTGTGCTTGACCATTAAGTTAGGCTGACGTACTGCATGAGTATCCTCAAAGCCCATCATAACGCCAACTTCGGTCACTGCTCCACTACGACAAATTCCAGCAGTGCAATGTACAATAACATTCATGTCATTGTCCTTTGCATGTTGTAGCAAACGAACAAGTTCAATTGCCTGTGCATCACTAACTTTCCAATCTTCTTCCATTGAATAGTCATTAGCTTCAATGTCAAGGAACTCAAAATTGTGTCGCTCTTTGAAGTTGTGCTTGGCTTCAGGCTTCCAACCTGCCGGATCAGTAATGCTAATCAACATACTATTCTGTCCCGGATCCTTATACCACATGCCACTACTGATGTCAGTTGCAGCGCAATTCTGAATAAACATTATATCACCTTTTCTTTAATTTGTCAATCTCGTTTGCTGCTTCTTCTAGTAAGTCAGCAATACGATCTGGTTTACCTTCTGCAACACTTTTGCGATCATGAATCTGTCTGCGAATTTCTGCACGTTTACGCAACCGAAATACTAAACTTTGTTCTGAGACTGGCAAGTGACTTTCATCTTTAGCCATGTGTTCTTCAAAGCGGTCATGTTCTTCGTGCAATTCAACATGCTTTAACTTTAGTTTGATTGGTCCACAAACATGGGCAGTGTCGCCTGTACCCTTGTCATCATATCCACATTTATCGCATTTCATTCTTCAACCCCATTCTTTTGTCGGGCTATTCTTAGCCACGAGCTTTTTTTAAGATTTCGGTTATCAATTGGAGCCTGTATTATATTGATTGCAAGCCTTCCTGCTTTCATGCGTTGACTACCATCCCAGGCTTCAAGCCAAACGCACCGCATATCGGGTTTAACTTCACAACCACCATCAGCACGGACACCGCCACAAGGACCGTTACGCAGAGATTTTGGACAGTTCATAGGACAACTCATTCCTGAACTACTCAACATACATTGTCCGCACATTTGACAATCAAACAAGAAACCTTTGACTAGTTTTTCTACAGCAGCTACAGGCCGTTCTAACCTATCATAACCAATGAAATTCCATACAGGATGTAGAGCAACCACAATGCGTTCAAAAAGGTTGTAGAAAATCTCTAAGCCCCGAGCATGACGTACACTCCATTGGCGAACTGACATCATTCTTTAACTCCGAATGCTTTCTTTACGGCCTCAATGGTAAACAATTTACTAGATGTAATACCAGATAATAGTGCTTCCTCATCATCTGACAAAATTGGAATAGCACGTTCTTCAACTCCGAAATGTCGTTTAATGTCATCTCCGCAATCTTTATACCCGTATCCAAAATCAGTATCAACCCCGCCAGCAGCATTGCTATGGTCATAACAAACTTCAGCACATTCCTGCACAATCAACTCGGCGAATTTTGTTGCGTGGTCCACGCCCATCCATTTACCGCTGACATCTGTACCAGCTTGTTTCATTAGTTCTTGAATTCTTTCTTTCATGCTAACTCCAATTCATTGATCTTCTCAAATGCCGTCACTGCTGGCAACAATAGTACGGCTGCTGGGTTTTCGCTGAGTATTGCCCATACCTTCAACTGATCACTGCTCATATCAAGGTACTGGGCACAGTCATCGTAGGCAATCAGTGCTAAGATGGCAGCCCCTGCCGCACCCCAAATCGCTTCCCCTGCCGCAGCCCAAGCCGCATCCAGAGCCGCAAACCGAGCCGCAAACCGAGCCGCATTACTAGCCGCAGCCCAAGCCGCAGCCCAAGCCGTAGTCCAAGCCGTAGTCCATTGTTCAGGATGTGTCTTTATTGATGCCAACACACGATCAATATGCCCTGCATTTGGCAAATGACTCCACTCAGTTTTCATGCCATCTCCAAATAGTTACGAACCCATGTTAAACGTTCTTGCTCGTTCATTGCAGTGTACTCAACAATGTTAGCACGGATAGCGTCAACCAGCGGATAATATTCTTCATCCAAGTTCTTCTTGATATCAGCTTCCATGTTTACTAACTTATCGGTACGTGGATTGCGGGCAACCCACTTTGAAGTCAAGTAGTATGGACTCTTGATCTTTGCAGAAACCCCGTCTACAGTGTAGAAAACAAAACCTTCATGACGAACCTGCTTTGACTTTGCTACCAACTCACTCAAAGGCAAAACATAGGATTCTACATAGTTGCACTTCAAACATGACATTGCATAGTTTTGAGCCCAGTTGGACTTGCTTACACCGTACATATCTATCTTTGAGTCCCATGAGTTTTCACGGTAACCTAGAAAGTACATGCCTGCATCTTCTGGAACAATGTGTGGGTCGTTTGGATGAACACATTCAAACATCAAGGTCATACCTTTAGCTGTATGAATTTCCATTTGCCAATCAGCCCAGCACTGATGCTTCAACATCATTTCCTTGGCGTAGTCTACATAGTCGTTTTGAGTTGAACCAGTAGTACTCACTAGGATATCGTTGTTATACCATGTCATAGCCACCATGAAACCGTTTACTTTACGATAAGCAGTAACTAAAGTATTGTCTGCTAACACAGGTGCCTTGGCTTCAACACCGTAGTTGTAGATTTTTGTGAATGGACGAGACACCACATTGAAGTCAGCATCAACGATGGTACCGCGACATTCTTCTAAGAAGTCATTCCACAAGTTATCGTAGAATACACTCTTGCGATACTTTAATACATAGATACCATCACCAGCAGGCTTCATACTAACCAACTTTGGGTTAGCTAATACAAATTCCTTCAAATCAGTTTGGTTCATGCTATTTCTCTACTTGTTTAAGTGTGTATTATATCACTGTTTGGATTAAATGTCAACTCCGAAATGTTTTTCAATCAGATCCATGTCATCATTGTGCTGACATTGTAACGCACATTCCCTGACAATCAACTCGGCGAACTTTTTACACTCCGGCATATCCCAGTGTCCAACACCAAACATATCCGTTGTGTATCCAGCCTGTTCGGCAAGGTCTTTAATTCGTTTGTTCATTTCTTTTCTGCCACATTATGATTGCTTTATCTAATTCATCAATTTGTTCTAAACGAATCTGATCCATTATACCCATACCACCGAATTCACTGTTCAAATTCAGGTTTGTCATCCTCCATAGTATTGCACGGTGTTTCTGAAGAGTATCTACAACCACATCATAATCCTCTTCATCAGTCATTATTAACTCCGAAATGTTGTTTAATCGCTTTTCCGCCGTCCATAAGTCTCTGATATCGGTTTGTAGCAATATCAGCACACTCCCGAACAATCAACTCGGCGAATTTTTCAATCATCTCTGGACTCATACTGTACCAGTCTGCCTTGTTCCAGTTGTCAGTGACCCCGGTTTGTTTTAAAAGTTCTTGAATTCGTTGATTCATTCTTCAACTCCAAAATGTTGTTTTAAATAGTCTCCATAACTAGACTGTATTTCTTCGGCATCAATTAACTCAGCACATTCCCGCACAATCAATTCGGCGAACTTTTCCATAGTCTCATTCCAAGACCGTGACGCATCATCAAATGATTCTGGTACAATAGTGATATTAGCCTGTTCAGCAAGTTCTTTAATTCGTTCATTCATTTAGTATCCTTTAGTTTTCAACCATTTAGAAAGTTTGTGTGCCCAATCCCAAACATCACGCCCTAGACGAGCATTACGTACTTCGGCATAAACATAAAAACCTAAGATTAAAATATATAAGATTGCTAGGTACAACATCTAACCGTCCTTTAATTAACTGTTTAATTGTATATTATATACTCAAAATGATTTAATGCCAACTTAATTTTTCTTCTTTCATTCAATCACCCGTTTGATGATGCCCTTTGATTTCACCCTTTAATGCGTCTTTGATAGCATCTTCCATGGTGATTGCAATCACGCCGGTTGCATCTATTCCCATGTCACGACACCGAAACTTTTCCATGCCGCTGGTGCTACCATGCAAGTGACCATGCAAATGAACACTACCGCGATGCATCTGGTCCCATTCTGCAATAGGATAATGAAACATCACAACTTTAGTTCCATTGTAGTTGATGTCCAAGTAGGGATGTACTTCACCGAACTCTGCACGAAATTGAAAATCTTTTAACAGTTTCTTATCGTGATTACCCTCAACCAAAATCTTAGTACCATTCAGCCTACGCATGTATTCGGTTGCTTTTGGAGCAGGCAAAAATGCCACATCGCCCAAAATATAAACAAGGTCAGCAGTGCCGATTAACGCATTCCATTCCTTGACCATGGCTTCATTCATGTAAGCAACATCATTGCGAAATCTTGCCCGTGATACTGGGCAAAATTTCATGATGTTTGCATGTCCCCAATGTAAATCTGATGTTACCCATGTCTTCATTCTTTTTCTCTTTTCTTAGTATCTTGTTTTTGTGCTTGACGTTCTGTTTTCCAAAACACCCGCTTCCAATCTTTCAAGTGTTTCCACCATTGGGGAGCAGATGTTAGTTGACCTTGATGTTTATGAGCCATATTATTCTCCTACAAATTCTTTGATACATTCAAAACGTGTTACTGCTGGAACCCACATAAATTGTTCACGTTTACGCTTAACTTTTTCAAAATCAAAGTTAACCATAAACCAATCTTTGTCGGTGCTGAAAGCTACATCACGCATAAATTTTACAACGTGAACCCAACGTCCGTCAAATTTTGCAACTATCATAGCACTTACTCCTTATCTTCGTCTTGTCGCTCCTATGCGACTTGCCTTATTCCATGTGTATGCAACACCATCTGGACACTTGCCATCTACTACACTATCAACACCGAACATACCTACCATTTCAAAGTCTGCACTTTTGATGGTCACAAACTCGTTCATAGCCTTAGCTGTACTCATTGCTTCATTCAATGTCATCACATTGAATGTTATTGTTTTACCTATTACTTGATACATAGATGTATTATAGCACTACAACCATTTATTGTCAACATATGGAAATACCCGGCGAGCCGGGTATTTCTTTTGAATCATTGATTATTACATCAAATCGTAGCGACTATTCATCACGGCCTTAAGCATAATTGCTTCAGGACTAAATGCATCTGGGTCTGCACCCAATACACTAGCAGCAATCGCTGGGGAGAATCCTGATACAAGAGCGGTTCCACTCTTGTCAAACTCAACTGGAGCGTTTCCGCTAGCATTCAAGTTCCAGAAAACTACCTTAGGCAATTCGTATCCTGCTTCACAGTACTTACGTGCGATCATTTCCATTGCACTGTCATCATACTTAACGCAAGCGTTAAATTGCATGTCAGAGAAAATCATCAGTGTCTCAGGCATTTCTGCTTGAGATACCTTGTTCTTAACCGCAGTGCTAAGGATTTGATTGAACGCACCATGTAGGTTTGTACTCATTTCCCAATCTGAACTGATCATTTGATCAATCTTTTGGTTGATAGAACCCTTAAGATTCACCAACTTGGTTTTGTCGCTGAAAGTCAAGAAGCAGTCCTTGAACTTACCCTTGTTCTTGTCAGCAAAGTACAATCCCAATGAAACTGCAATTTCCAAACAAGTGGTGTCACCCTTTTTGCCAGCCTTGCTGGTCATAGAGCCACTAACGTCAACTAGAGGCAATACGCTTGCGTCACCGACATAGTTAGGCAATGCAGCCCATTGTGCTTCAATAGCACCCAATTCAGTAGCAGACCACTTGGTTGTACCGTATCCACCGATACGACCCTTCAGTACATCATGCGGGAAGATTGCGTTAGCATTGATCTTCACACCTGCTTCGCCCTTAACCAACTTAGTGATGTACTCAGCATAAGTTGTACCGTGACGACCGAAAGCCTTCTTGTAACGACTATGCGCTACACTTGGAACGTGACTGTAGTTGATGTTATCCCAGTCATTTGCACACATTTGTGATTCAACAACGGTTGTCATACCAACTAAAGTCTTACGATATTGCTTTGGGCTCATACCGAAGAATTCACGAATTTCAGCCGCGATCTTGCCCTTACGTGGAGTCCACTTAGCAGCAAGACCATTCTTTTGACGCAAGTAGTCACCTAGTAATGCGTATGCAGTAGCCTTCATTTCCTTAGATTCAAAAACTAGCAAGTCATCAAACCGACCAAGTTCAGGCACCTTAGTGATAAGACGAGCAGCATCAGCTGGGTTAGTCTTTTCCAAGTGAGTTAACACTTGACGGAAGATTTCCCGTTCACCGGCGCCGCCACGGACATCACGTGCCCATTGAACAATACGCAATGCCAGATCGGCATTCTCAACGTAAGCTGCTGTGAATTGAGGGATAATGTTCTTACCACGGCTTGCGCCGATGTTGTAGAACAAGTCAACACATGCGTTAGCTGTTGACTGACGAGCCTTCATACCGTTTGTAGTACGGGCTTCTTGATTACCGATTGCTGTTGCGAATTGCATACTGTTTCCTTTCTTAGTTTTTAACAGGTTAATACTAGTTTAATGTCCTAGCAGACGCCAAATTATTGTTGCGGATGTTAACCTAAATTTAACAGGATCGTTTTGTACTTTTTGTTTCAAGTGAGAAATCCAAACTCACCTTTGATAGTCTTGAAGTTATCGCTGATCATCATTCCATAGTTTTATGGTGTTGCTGAACCGATCCTAAATCTTATTGTCTAAGCGTTTATTATAGCTTAGTTTCTTGTTGTTGTAAATACATTTTGGGTAAACGGGATGATTGTGTCAATTTATTTATTTTCTGGTCTGACCAATTATAACACTCAGACCCTATCAACAATTCATGTTGACTATTCACACTCGGCTTTCTGTAGTGAACACATAGATTGTCTTTCCAATCTGTCATACATTCCTTGAGCGTCTAGTTACCTAGAAGTATTGCTACTGTCCTACGACCGCTTTCTATGCAATTAAGTAAGTGGTTAAATGCTGTATTCATCCCTAGAATTATTATCGTACTTGTTTAAGGTACTCTCGGCCAACTAGGCCCTTTTCAATTTCCATCAATGCAGTAACGATTGGTCCTGCAGTTGTGGGTTTAGCTAGTTTAGACTTGTGCCCTCGTTTGAGTTCCCTAACTCTTGCGGTTGCGATTAGAACCATTTCAAAACGATTACCAATCATGTCAACAGCCTCTTGGCTAGTATATCTCGCTCTAGATTCAGTCATACTATCTCCTGTGGTTAAAAAATTTGGAGCGGGTAGAGAGAATCGAACTCTCAAATTAACTTTGGCAAAGTTATAGGTTACCATTACATCATACCCGCATTATCTTGTGAATTTTCGCTTTAATAACAACCAATAGTATTTAATTCCTCTAAAAGAAAAACTATCAAGGTTCATATTAACTAACGGAACTTCTTTAGGAACATTTCTGTATGCACGATTTATTACATCTTCTGATTTTGACATACAATGCGTTCCTTTATGTTTGGTACCTCGTTGGAGAATTGAACTCCCGTATCCACCGTGTAAGGATGGCGTTCTACCATTAAACTACCGAGGCTTACTATCTGTTTGTATTATACTGTATTTCTTCTATTAAGTCAACTGCTTATTGCAGAGATTGGACACTTCAATAAATTTTTATTTAAGTTTACGAAAGAGTTTTATCTTTTGTGGTCTCCCGAGAGTGAATCGAACACTCGTCATATGGTCCCAAACCATAAATTCTACCATTAAACTACCGGGAGAAAATTTTGAAAATTTCGGTGAGTGATACCATTTCACCATACCGAGCAGTTGATTGGTTGCGGGGCTTGGATTTGAACCAAGGATGGCAAAGGCTTATGAGACCTCGCTGGTGACCGGACCCTCCCCGCGTAATTATTTATCTTATTTTTGGTGCGTGATAAAAGATTTGAACTTTTGCCCTCTATCTTGTCGAGATAGCGTTCTACCCCTGAACTAATCACGCATATTTAACAGGATGCTGTTTTGCTTTTGAATTATAAAAGTTTTTTTATTTGCTGGAAGCATCCTTAACCTGGTGGAGGATAACAGAATCGAACTGTTATAAACAGCTTGCAAAGCTGCCGTAATCCCATTATACTAATCCCCCGAAATTTGTGATTGATTACTTATCTCATTATACGCCATCAATCAAGGCGAGTTTCATTGTGGTGCGGATAGAGAGACTCGAACTCTCAGCTTACGGCTTCTAAGACCGCTGCGTTTACCAATTTCGCCACATCCGCATTACTAAATTTTGGCATCCCCTCTAGGTCTCGAACCTAGACAAACGCTTTTGGAGAACGTTGTGCTGCCATTACACTAAGGAGATATATAACAGGATCGTTTTTTTACGGTTTTGATTAGAAGTCAAATGTATAATTATTTGCTGAACCGATCCTTAACTTGGAGGAAGATGTGAGATTCGAACTCACGGACCCTTTCGAGCCTTCAGTTTTCAAGACTGACGCAATCGGCCACTCTGCCAATCTTCCATTATTCTTTATTTATTACTATATGAAATAGTGAACAGGATTTGCACCTGTGCCCACAGCACGTTTTCACCGCTGCACTCTCCTACTAAACTATCACCATATGTAAACACACTAACGCCGATAGCTACGGAGATTTATCCGATATCGCCGGGAAATCAATGTGTTTGCATATGGTCGGGGCACAGGGACTCGAACCCTGAACTGGCAGATTAAAAGTCTGCTGTGATAACCATTTCACTATACCCCGTATATGGTCCACGCTCTCAGACTTGAACTGAGTTCTCTCGGCGTAAGAGGCCGGACTTCACCATCAAAGTTTAGCGTGGGTTGTGCATATTAATTGTCTTTAATGTGCCAACCATTGACCATATACGGGGTCAGTAATTGACACTATAGTTTACGAGATTTTCGTTTCATATAGTACCTCTTTCATTTAAAAATATATTATACAACAATTTAGGTTTGTTGTCAACCTTTATTTGGAGTGGGTGACAGGGCTCGAACCTGCATTAAACTGATTTGCAGTCAGGTGCCTAACCATTCGGCGCACACCCACATTATTACTTTTGATCAGACTTTTCTCTTGCTACCTTAACATCACTTGCAAGTTGCGCTTGGATCATCATATTCTTAAATGCATTACGTTGCGCTTGGTCCGTGAATTTAAACAATGCTGTCATTGTTTTATTACGTTTAGATAGTAAAAAAGTTTTACCTGGTTTCATTTTGTTTCCTTGTTAAAAATTACATAATCTTGGCGGAGCATATAGGATTCGAACCTATGCTCCCCTTGCGGGGAGGACGGCTTAGCAAGCCGCTGCCTTCGACCACTCGGCCAATGCTCCTTAAATACTTGGTGCCTCCAACTGGACTCGAACCAGTATCGTACCGATTATGAGTCGGCCGTCGTAACCAATTAGACCATAGAGGCAATTTCCATAATATAGTATACTCCCAGTGTTTGTCATCACACTGTACCTTGTGGTACATCTTCAGATATAGTAATCTTATTATAGGTGATTACTAACATGATGTGGCACTTGCTCATTATAATATGAAGGGAAGGCTATATCCCTTACATGACAAGAATACACTATATTATGGTGCGCCAGGTGGGACTCGAACCCACAGAACTCGGATTTTAAGTCCGATACCTATACCAATTCGGTTACAGGCGCAAATTCATCTTACTATTATATATCAAATAGTAATTGTTGTCAAACTAATTTAATATTAGGTTGACCATTATATAAATATTTATATGTTACAAAACAAAGCACGTATTCCATTACATCTACGCCGTAGAGTACTAGAACGTGATGGCTATTATTGTGTTTTTTGTGATGAAGACCTGCGTGATGCTGAGATACACATGGATCATGTTATACCAGAATCAAAGGGAGGTCCAACCACATACGATAACCTACAAGTAACTTGTAGAAAATGTAATCTTGCTAAAGGGGTACTGACTGAAAGTGAATTCACAAACAGATTAAGAACCCGAGCAATGAACATTTTAAATAAACTTGGAGCGGGGTAGGAGAATCGAACTCCTCGCTTTAGCTTGGAAGGCTAAGGTATTACCACTATACGAACCCCGCATGAAAAGATGGAGACAGCCTACACAAAAGGGAGGTTCTGCCTCTTGTGTCGTCCACTTTATCCGCTTATCTTTGCGCTTTATGGCAAGCCTACACGCCAAAGATAAGTTTCAGTCTCCGAAAATTGAATTTGTTAAAGTTGTTCCACCACATTATAGGAACCATTCACCCGAATTAACAAGTCCGGACGGGATTCGGTAAGTCACTTGGGATACTTATCCAGTTCTCCATCCTAGGGACTAAGGGGAATTGCACCCAAACCTTTTACTATACAGCCCCTCGAAGAAACTTTTATAGCGTGACTTTCTCTTGCTAACACTCTAACAAAACTTGGCGTACATGGGTATCATTTCAATCGCCTTTCGCCGTCTCAATTGACGGTACCCTCAATCTTCGGGCTCATGTACATAAAATTGGCGCCTCGTAGGGGATTTGAACCCCTGATCTCTACCGTGACAGGGTAGCGCATTAGGCCAGCTATGCTAACGAAGCAAAATAAATGTTAGTTCCATACTATCACCCATCGTCACTAACAACCGTTGGACATAATTTCTTATGTCATTCGCTCTGGTGGATGCAGTTGGAGTCGAACCAACAGTGCCGCGAGGCGGAAGATTTACAGTCTTCTGGGGTTACCAGTTTTCCTACACATCCAAAATTTGAAGACAGTATATGGATTCTTTCCTGTCAGTCGCAGAATTACCGAGAATAGCCACGTTTCATACGTCTCCGTGAAAGGGAGGTGAATCGTATCCGCGTCTTAAAAACTTGGAGTCGCATACGGGTTCTGCCCCCGTCTAGTCACCTTGAAAGGGTGATGACCTCACTAGAAGTCTAATGCGACATTATCTGTTATATATAAACTCACTCGCATCTGCCTTTGGAGCCGCGTGTTCCTTCCCTCTGTATACACATCACAGGATCCTGTGATAGGGACATGCACATTTACACTAGAGTTTACATATAACTTCTTTGTTATATTGAAGCACACTAACGACATGGGCAATTGGATCTCCCTGTCTAACCGAACCAACTTCGGCAATGAGCTTCAATATAACTTCTTTGTTATATTGAAACACACTAAGAATCCTAATCTTACGAACCTTGCACAGGATATGTTTCAATATAACTTCTCGCTACGCTTTCTTTCACAAGATTGCGGACTGTTATCACCTTGCAACATGATCGTGCTTGGTGTTGTCTTAGCGAGAAATTACATAATTAAATTTTTAATGAACTTGTTGCAACTGACTCTATCGTTTGTTGCTATGTGTTTATTATAACACCGTTTAGATTAATTGTCAAGAACTTTTTGTGTCTACTAGCTTTAAGCTACCGTTTCCGTGAACTAGTTCAATCAATCTAAGTATGTATTATATACTAAACACCATTTATTGTCAAGAAATTTGTAATATAGTTTAGGCTGATATCTGATAAACACTACTAGGAATTGAACCTAGTCTATCGGCCTCTCAGCCGTTGTGCGTCCGTTACACTTTAGAGACTCCCTTAACACTCGCTCGGCAAAGTTACTATATCTTGGGGTCAGATTCAGACTGCTTTTTGATTGCCGTCATCAGCCTAAACTACACTACAAATTTTTAAGGAACCTTGTTAAGAAGTGTGATCACTTTCTCAACTCATGCTATGATTATAGCATTATATCCATTTATTGTCAAACTATTTGTTGTTGTATTTTTACAACAACTATATCCTTTGGTCCGGCGTAGAGGAATCGAACCTCTATAATGACTTTAGAAGAATCATGTCCTATCCGTTGAACGAACGCCAGAGAATTTCTTAAGTAGTCTCTATTATAGAGGATTGTTGATTTGTTGTCAAGAAATATTTGACAGGATGTTTGGCTCCAGGGATAGGGATCGAACCTATGACCAATTGGTTAACAGCCAACTGCACTACCGCTGTGCTACCCTGGAATAAAAATTGGTGCCCCAGTAAGGAATCGAACCTTCTTCTAATGCTTACAAGGCAATTGTAATACCAATATACTACAAGGGCTACTATCTTTATTTAAAATAAATTATACACTAGGTTGAATTTTATGTCAACCTAGTTTAGTAAAATTCTACTGTGCTTTGGAACACCTGCAAGCAAGTAATCCATTTGATCAGCAAGAATGTTACGATGTTGTAAAATCATGTTTTCGTAGTGGTTTGGGACATACGGAGTGTATAGAAGTTCCATACGTGCTTCCTTCAATGTCTTATGACCTTTCTTACTGTTACAGTCTTTACATGCAGTAACAACATTCATCCAAGTGTTTTCACCACCTAAAAATTTAGGAACAATGTGATCCCTACTTAAGTGATTGTAATTTGGATGATGTTCACCGCAATAGGCACAAACTTGCCGGTCCCGTCCAAACAATGTTCTGTTAGTTAATGCAACAGTACTATGCTTGAAAGGATTAAATCCGTGACCTTTGACGGCAATGATACTGGTAGTTTCAATATAGCTTTGATCACCAGTATTTTGAAAGCCACCGCGATACTTAGCCACAATTTCACCCATGCTCCATGCTACCGCATCTTTAGCGTGGTATGTAATTGCGTCATCATGTGAAATCCATTGTCTTGGAATTCCTGAAATATCTAGTGCTAGAACAGCCATGCTATACTCCTTTGTTACTGTCTATATCTATTTAATACCTTATTGGTGGGTCGTAGAGGATTTGAACCCCTGACTCCTTGGTTCGAAGCCAAGTACTCTATCCACTGAGTTAACGACCCAAACAAAAACCCGACTAATCGGGTTTTTTGTGAGAGTGTGTATTTAATTTTATTTACGGTTGAAAGCCCAACCTAAAACTCCAATTGCAACCAATCCAACTAAGCCTTGACTACCAAGTGCTGTGACGAATTTAATTACATTTGCAAGAATATCCAATCCCATGAATGGTACTGCTGCTCCGAAGACGATTTGTAAGATCACACCCACGGCTAAAAGTTTTACACCTAGGTCTAAAACGCTAGTTAGAAAAGCACCTGCTAAGGCGAATCCTTTGTTTAAAGTTTCCATATTTTTGTTCCTTTCACAAACTAATATTTAGCCTGTTTGGGCACCGATAAGTCCAATATCTTATTACACAGTAACTATATACTTATTGTGTATAAACTGTGCATTTATGGTACCAGCGGAGGGAATCGAACCCTCTCAAGAACCCTAATCTGGGGCTAAAAGGCTTATAAGACCTCTCTGACTTCCAAGTCTCGCTGGCATTGTATTTGGTCTCACTAGATAGATTTGAACTATCATCTATTCTTTAGGAGAGAACTGTTCTATCCAATTGAACTATAGCGAGAAATAATTTGGTGCCCTAGGCAGGACTCGAACCTGCAACACACGAATTTTCAGTCCGCTGCTCTACGCTATTGGAGCTACTAAGGCATTATAGGTTTTTGAGAGGCTACCTATCCTTGTTGAAGGGACTCAATAGTTTGTCTCGTATGGAGGAGGTCTTGCATCTTTCAGGTTAAACATGTGCATCTGGCTGCACCCTTACTTGCGACTCGACTCCTACGTCTATCTCAAAACTTTTTAGTGCGTAAGCATGACCAAACCTGCTACTTACACTTCAGCTACCTTACCTTGGTACGTGGCGTTGTGGTCAACCCATGTAGCTTACAAAACTTGGCGCTGCCAGAAGGACTCTAACCTCCAACCATTACCTTAGACGGTACTGCTCTATACATTGAGCTATGGCCAGCATAAAATCGGTGTAGTAAACAGGACCATCCCCGCTGCATTACTTTCCATAATTGGTACCCCCGGTCGGATTCGAACCGACATATTATACTCCTCTGTTTGAGAGAGGCGACTTTGCCAAATTTGTCCACGGGGGCATAAAATCTTTTGGTGCCCTGGGCGAGACTTGAACTCGCAGAACCCGGCTTCTTAGACCGGTATGTATGCCAATTCCATCACCAGGGCATATAATCTTGGGTTGATCTATGGGAGTTGAACCCATTCTATCGCTTTCACAGAGCGAGGTGCGCACCGGTACACTAAGAACAACATAACTGGTCTGTGTGGCAGGATTTGAACCTGCGATTTCCCACTTCCAAGGCGGGTAGATTAAACCAGACTTTCTCACACACAGATAAACTTTGGCGGGCCACTAGGGA